TCTCAACTTCGTAGATTGAGTTTGCGCAATCGCCAACTGGTCTGCAAACTCCTTTACGTTTGTAGATGCAGTAACGATTTGCTCTTTGCCGTCAATCGTTAGCCGGATATTAAATTTTACGTCTTTCGCCATTGTACGCTGTATAATTATTTTGTTTCGCCATCGTTGGCACTCTTCATTCGCGCCAATAGGCTTTCAAATCGTGCTTTGCTTTCCTCTGCCGTAAGTGGCTTCGCCCCGCTCTTTTGCGGTTTCTTCTTTGCCTTATCCCACGGTAGCGGATAGACTTTTTGGGCTGTTGGCCGTCCTTTCAGGTGTGGCCGTAGGGTAGCGACTATTATTGCCCTTGTACGCTCCCATTCGTCTTGATATTCGGCTTCGCGTTGGTCGTGGTACGCCTTGCAAATGCTCTCAAATTCCATTGGGGTACATCGGCAAAAATCGTCAAACGATAGGTGTATGCAACCCAACGCAAAGCCTAAGTAGTCATTTATGCCCTCTTCTTTTTTTTTCGGGGTGTCTCGCTGCTTTCTGTAGTGCCGTCGCCTGACTGCTCTTTGTTGGCCTCGGCCCACTCTGTAGCATCTTCGGGCGTTACGCTGTCGGCAAAGTCCATCAGCGACAAATCAAAATCCTTGCCGTCTGCCTTAGATGCTGATTTCACACAACACCAAAGATAAGTGCAAAGGTCGCTGAAACTTCCGGGGTCAATCTCTGTAACCTCTTTGCCGGTTTCCTGCTTGAAACGTAGCATAGCCCCCATAGTTTGTCTACAGGGGTACGCTACGCCATTGATAGTAATTTCTACTTTTGCCATAGTCAGTAGAGATTAGAGTTAGTCACCGCCACCGCTTGCGGCTTCCTTGCCGGGGTAAATGTCGGGTTCGCCGTCGTTCTCCAGATTGATGGAGTAAGTACCATCATCCTGCGCGGGGTTCGCCTCCTCGATAGAGGCAATAACAAACTTACCTTTCAGATAGGGGGATGCGTCGTTTTCACGCTTGAAAGCCTGTACCTCGACGCTCTGGCCCTTACCCCACAACGGGGCCACCTGCTCAAAGCCGTTTTCGGTTTCCTCATAAACGCGCAAGCCCTCTGCGCTGATAGAGATACTAAGGCCGGTAACGCCCTTGCCTTTCCACAAGCCACTCGACTTGCTTTTGTTTGCTTCGGGCTTAACGGCGCGGTCTTTGGTCTCGCTGTTGTACGTAGTGGTGTGCGTGGTGCAATGGCCTACGGCCTTGCCGCCAACATTCAGCAACATATCACTACCGTTTACGTATTCACTCATAGTCGTTATACTTTAATGATAAAATTTAATTCTTGTATATAAGCATCGTTTTCGTAGTATTCTTCGCCTCCGGCAATCGTACAACTCCGCATAATCAGGGTGTCTTTTGTGGCTTGCTTACCGTCTAAAGCCTGTCTGACGGCTTCGGCCAACTGCACCCCGTCTCCGTATTTGGCGGCAAAGCAAAGTACATCTATTTGCACGGTGTCCGCTCCCTGCGTACCCTTGACCGGGTTATGCTCCAGGCGTGAACGGCGATACGCTACATACGGTAACGTGGCTTTGTCTGTGACAACGGGAAAAACCTTATTTGTCCGTGCCATAACCTCCGCGTCGTTTGTCAGAACGTCGTAGATAATTTCGCCAACGCTTAACGATGTCTTATTTACTGCCATAACTTAATACTCTTAGCGTTAAACAAATCCGCATTTCTTAGCCACTTTCTCTACGGCTACCCCTACTTCCGTACCTAAGTCGTGTTCTACGGTTTGGAACATTTCGGGTGTCGCCCTTTCAAGAAATCCGTAAGCACCCATTCGGCCCGTCGGTATTCCATCCTTACGTTTGGTTTCCGTCCAATATTGCGTTTTGCCGCTTCGGTGTGTGCCATAGATACCGTGCTTTATACGTATTTTCTTGCCGCCTCGCTGACGTTCCTTTGTACCCTCTTCAGCCCACATAAGTACAGGTTTCTTAAAGCCCTTACGGTTTTCGTGCATTGACTTTTCGCCCTGCCCTTTCAGGTTAGCCCGGTGGGCCTTGACGGTAATCATAAAGCCACCGCCTCGGCTGTAGATGTGGCTACGTATGCCCTTATCCCAATCGCTTTTGTTTCCCTGAACTTGCAGCCCGCTTGCACCTAAGTATCTCCGGGCTATGCCTAACGCCTTTTTTGCCTCGGCGCGGTATGAGCGTTTCAGGGCGTTACGTAGTTGGCGTGGCGTTAGTTCCTTGGCTAACTCTTTCCACTCGCTGCCTGTGTATTCGCTGGGTTGCATACGCTGTGCGGTTTATTCGTTGTTACTTTCGCTGCGCCATAACCCATCGTTTCCACTTGCCGGGCGCGTACATCTGATTAGCGGTACTTTTGGCTTGGTCGGATAGTCGTAGGTAGCATCTTCGATTGTCGGGAAATAAGTAGGTGTTAGTTTGCCTAAATCGTTGGTGCGCCTGTGCGAAAGTCATTACATCTTTGCAAGCATCGGCAAAGCCTGATAACGTAAGGTTGTACGTCTCGGCTACAAAGTCGGTGCGTAGTGTTACCTGATTAACAGGCATAACGAAATCTACGCCCTGTACTACGTCGTAGGTGGTAATCATATACTCACCGGGTACGTCGAAAATAGGCTGCTGGGCCTTTTCGGTTACTACTACGTCGCCGTAGGTAGGCGGCTGCTCTACCGTTCCATCGGCAAACGCGCAAAGCGAGACACTAAAGATAAGTGCCAACGCTGAAAGCAAAATCTTACACTTCATAGTTTGAAATTTTTATTGGGGTTAGTTGTTACTCGTTCACTCTCTCGCAAATCAAAGTCTTAAAACCTTTGTCTTTGTTGGGCTCGATGGCTACGACGGTATAGAGATACCCGCCTAACTCCTGTACGCGCCAATTCTCCTTAACCGGGTGTGCGCTCCTGACGTTGTACGAAACGCGGTAGTCGGGGAAATGCTCACCTACTTCCTCGCTGCGCTGTCCGCTGTGCTTAATGCGCTCCGCGTGTACGGTATTAACTTCGGCAAAGGTCGGGGTCTCTTCGCCAAATCTGTTAATGGCCGTCGTAGGCTCTAACAGGGTTAGTTTGTACTTCATCCGTCCGGCTATCATCTTACCAACTTTCTAAAGGGTTTCATTAGGGCTTGTAGTGAGTTTGGCACACTATGAAACTGCACCTGTGCGTCGCTCTCACGTTGGTTATACCAATGTGCGCCAATGAGTAAGACGGCCTGTTTCAGTTCGTCGGGGAAAGCCCCGCCGCCCATTTCGTCCAATTCCTCACGGGTGCGGTGGGTATAACGGATAACGTGCTTTTCTGCGGCATCTAAGTAATGCTGCAAAAGTTTATCGTCTGCCGTGAAATCGTCCGCGTTGACGTGCTGCTTAAATAGTTCCAAACTCACTACGTTAGCCATAACTTAAAGCACTCTGATTAGTTATACAATCCCGTTAGGCTGCGGCCTTGACGGTTACAACACAAGTTGCGGTATAGGTCTGCCCGTCAAACGTAATCGATGCGGTCACGTTAGACGTACCGGCGGCAACGGCTGTAACCTTACCGTTAGCAACGGTAGCCTTTGCGGCTGCGCTGCTTGCCCATGTCACGGTAGCACCACCAACAGGGAATACGGATGCGGTCAAATCCATTGTGTCGCCTACGGTAAGTTCGATTTCGGACTTATCAAGGAAAACGCCAATCTTGGAAAGAACGGCAAAAGCCTCCTGACGCAATACGCTAATAGCGTAGTCCACGTTAAGCACACAATCGATAGCGTTCTGACGCGCCTTGCTGTAGGGGTCTACGATAAACACCATGTCACCAAACAGGCCCTGCGGTGCGTACTTAAACGCGCCGACGTAAATCTGGCCGTCGGGTACTTCATTGGTGGTGTAGACGGGTACGCCGCAAATCTTACCGTTATCGTCTACGATAGCCTGGTTTGCGCCCTGCCACTTCGGGGTAGCCTCCAACTCGCCCTTAGTTACGTCGCTCATAACGTAGCAAAGGCCCTCCGGCTTCACGTTCCACTTTAAGATAGCGGTCTTTGCACCGACAATCTGTTTGAGGGTGGGCGCGTCACCTGTATAGGTCTTTTTGTTGTCGGCCTTCATGTTGGCGGGAATGAATGGGCCTACCAAATCAGTAGCACCGTTTACCTTGACCTGACTAAACATAATCTTGTTCATCAGTTCGGCAATGGCTACCGGCATATACTGCGTGGCTACCAACTGCACAAGGTTATCGGTCTCGTACAGGGCTTCGCGGGTGATA